CTCAATTACGGGGGGGTACAAAGTCAGAGGGGGGGAGTTTGCGTGGGAATTCCCTAAATGTGGTACGCTTAATTAAACCTATCGCACATGGGCGCAATTGAAATTGCGAAGCTCTCGGCGGATCTGTACGTTTAATGTGCGGAAGCAGATGACATTGGGAAAGACTAAGTTAATAAGACAAAAGGAACTTTATGGCAAAAAAACCCCGTCACATTCTTGGCTACTTAAACGACCCGTCCACTTGGGACAAGGCAGCGTTTGAGACAGCTATTCGCGCAGAAGTCGAAGCATCGACAGGAACACTCACGGCTTCTGACGAACTGTTGGTTGGCGCATTGGTCATCACGGTTGACAGCTTGCTGACTGCTGAAATCAACATCCGCGAGAGAGGCCATGTCACTGTGTACGGCAACAACGAAGGCGTGACAGCTTGGTTCAAGATTCGCACTGAGATGGCTGACAAGGCTATCAAGATGCTGGCTGAACTAGGTCTTGTGGCCCGTGGTCGTCCAAAGTTGAAGGCAAAAGTGAGTGATGTAGATGAGCTATTCGCCACTGCTTAACCCTGCGTTTGAGTATGCGGTAGCGGTAACTAGGGGTGACATTCAGGCGTGTGAGGATGTCAAACTAGCTTGCCAACGGTTCTTGGATATGGTCGAACGTAAGGATGCGCCTTACGAGTTTGTCCCTGCCAAAGCTGAACACATCCTTAAATTCGTCAAATTCTGTCGCCATGTTAAAGGCCCGGATGCCGGAAAGCCTATTGAGCTACAGCCTTTTCAGGTTATGTACTTGGCGGGTATCTACGGGTTCAGGGACAGGCGTGACCACACATACCGATATGTCACTGATGTCATTTTGTTCGTGCCTCGCAAATCTGGCAAGACAACCATTGCGTCCATCATTGCGCTGTATGAGTTGCAGTTTGGTGATGCTGGTGCTGAAGTGTTTACTCTGGCTACCAACCGGGATCAAGCGTCTATTTGCTTTGATTCGTCCAAGGCTATCGTAGAAAACATGAGGCCCGAGTTAGGGGCTAAGTTTATTGCTTACCGTAGTGAATTGAAGAAGGCCGGCGACTCGACCTCTACTTACCGTGCGCTGTCACGGGAAAACCGTAAGACTGGTGACGGTAAAAACCCGTCCTGCGCCATGATTGATGAGGCTGCTCAGATTACTGAAAGACAGTCAATTGAGGTGTTGCACTCTGGTATGGGCGCTCGAAAGAACCCGCTGCGTATGTACCTGACAACTGCCAGCTTCACTAAGGAAACCAAGTTCTTTGAAGACCTTTCACACTTTCGTACTGTCTTGCGTGGCGCTGCTCCTGATAGCTTTCGCTGGTTTGGTCTACTGTATAGCATTGATCCCGGAGATAATTGGGCTGACCTTGCGGTATGGGGAAAAGCGAACCCGATGCTTGGGGTATCGGTCACGACTCAGCACATTCAGCAGATGGCTGAAGAAGCGTCTGCAAAGCCAGCGAGCCTGAACGAGTTTCTGTGTAAGCAGTTAAACATCTATGTTTCGGCTAACTCTGCTTGGATTGACAGGCGCTATTGGGATGAGTCTATTGCGCCTATGCCTACTGAAAAGCCAGAAGCAACATTTGTTGCGTTTGACTTGGCACAAACACGAGATTTGAACGCTGTTTGTACTTTGCACAGGTACAGTGAAGAAAACTTTTATGCTACGTTTAAATTCTTTCTACCGGAAGAATCTATTGACCTAATTCCCAACCATTACAAAAGCATTTTTTTACAGGCTCATGCAAGTGGAATCTTGAGGCTTACGCCGGGTAACGTGACTGACCTGAATGAAGTTGAGTCATACATTAAGCAGGAATGCGAAAAGCACAGTGTCAAGGCTGTGAACTATGACCCCTACAACGCTGCTGCTTTGGTTGCTAACTTGTATGCTCAAGGACTGCCAGTTGTTAAGGTTGGTCAAGGCATGGCTGTATTGTCTAACCCGTCTAAGACTGCTGAACAACTTATCTTAAAGAAAGCCATTAAGCATGATGGAAACCCGTTTCTTGGATGGCAACTAGGCAATTGCTCTGTTTATGTAGATATAAACGGCAATGTAAAGATACGCAAGGAAGAAGCAGATCCTTCAGCTAAGGTTGATGGCATTATTGCTATGATTATGGCCCTTCACGGGCATTTGGATAACGTATTTGTCAGCGATTCATTTGGCTTTAGATCGCTAGAGTGGTAAAGTGTAGGAAATTGAGGGGAAATCATGGCAATCTTTGACATTTTCAAGCGTAAAACGCAATCCGAAAGTAATACACTTTTTGGCCAGTCGGCCCTTGGAAACAACATTGTTTACCAAGGTAGTGATAAAAGAGCCGGTGTTAATACTCAAATCCTGTATGTGACCACTGCCAGCACCACAACTGCTGGTCGCCCGGTGGATATGTCTGTGCTGACCAGAAACAGCACAATCATGTCCTGTGTAGGGGTAAAAGCCCGTGCTTTGGCTCAGTTGCCGATCAAGATTTGCTGCGAAATGGCAGACGGTAAAACTGTTGATGCTGTCAAAGGCGAAGGTGTTGGGGCGCGAGACCGGGCAAAAGCCAAGCAGGTTGCTCGTCTGCTGAACACGCCAAACAACTTTCAGAGCAAGTACGAGTTTTGGTATCAGTGGCTGATGTGGTACGAATTGTCTGGTGAAGCCTTTACCTTGTGGTGGAGGAAGGACCAGAACAGTTCTACTGAGACTCCATTGGAAATGTATGTGCTGGATTCAACGCTGATTGCCGTGACCATTACGCCAACACGTTACCCGACATTCCGATTGTCTACGCCTAGCTATGGTTTTAACAAAGACCATGACTTTAAGTATTTCCAAGTGATGCACACAAAGGAAATGGCGTGGCAAGGTTCGGCTGGTTTTAACAAAGCGATTTTGGCGACTGAGTTGGTTGGTCTTGACCAAGACATTGACCTGTACGCCAACTTTGTCATGCAAAACGGCGCAAAGCCTTCTGGTATGTTTGTGACGGATCAGGTCATTCCTGATGGCAAGTACAAAGAGATTGCAGCCCGTCTGAAAGAGGCTTGGAACAACATGACAGGCAGCAAGACCAGTGACCCAAGCAAGCCGGGTCAAGGTATGTTGCTGGATCAGGGCATGAAGTATCAGAAGCTGGAAATGCTGACCTTGCAGGATACTGACGCTGCTGCTTTGAAGGCTCAAACGATGCGCCGGATTTGCGGTTTGTTTGGTGTGCCTCCTTCTATGATTGGTGTTGCTGACAGCAAGTTCAATAACACTCAAACACAGTTGGACGAGTTTTATAAATCAACGATGTACCCAACAATTGTCAATATTCAGCAGAAGTTGACGCAGCATTTGTTTGATGGTTATCCATGTTTGTCTGTGGAGTTTGATACCAAGGATTTTCTGAAGGGTGCGCCTTTGGATCAGATGAACTTTGCTACGGCTGGCGTAAAAGGTGGCATTATGACCCCCAACGAAGCCCGTAACTACATGAATTTGCCATCTATGGACGGTGGTGATGAACTGGTTAAGGACGCAAAAGGCGCTGAACCCATACCCGGCTCAAGCCCTCAAGATACTGGTGGCGGCGGTGGTAATCAGACCAAAAAAATGAACATTGGCACTACTTGATATATTATGCGTACTGATACACAATATCTGGTAGCATTAGCCAAACAGGTCAAACGACCTAAAAAGTTGCCTGTACTTCTAGGGCAACCCCCTAAAATACAGGACAATAACCAATCAATTGCTTTAGGGGCAATCAATGAAGACATTGAATCTTATCTGCGAAGCCAAGCTGAATCTCAACGAAAAAGCCAGCAACGGCGAAGCGTCTGGACAGATTGAGGCTCGCATTACGACTTGGGGCGCACGTGAAGGCGCTGATGGTCGCAAGTTTTTTTATAAGCCAGAAGGCTTTATGCAATGGGCCAAAGAGTTTGCTGCATCAGGCCGACCATTGCCCATGTACGTCAACCACAATGCTGATGCCATTCCTGTTGGCGAGTGGACAAGCATTGAAATGGATGACGAGGGCATGAATGCTTCTGGTCGCCTCTATCTAAACACCACAACTGGTTCGGATTTGTACCAAGTGATGAAGGAAAGCCCCAATATGTTTGGCGGTGTTTCTGTTGGCGCTTATGCTGAAGAATATCAAATGGTTGATGCTGATGGTGAAGCAATGGTCATTGGTTCGGCTGATCCATATGAAGATGGTTATTTCCAAATCACAAAAGGTGGTTTGCGTGAAACTAGCGTTGTCATGCACCCCAATAACATGAAGGCAGAAATCAAAAAGTTGGAGTATTTCCGACCTGATGGCTCTGCTGATTTGAAAGTATTGGAAGAAGCCTTGCGGGATGCAGGTCTGTCCAAGCAGATGTCGGTTGCCGCCGCATCTGTGTTCAAGACGGTGATTGAGCAGCGTGATGCTGTTGAAAAGCCTATTGAAAATGCGCCAATTCAGAGTGATTCTGATGCGGAGGCAACCGCTGAAATTCTCGCTGCTTTAGAGCAACGTGAACTTCTGAAACTCCTTGATAAACGTCTTAAAGGTTAAATCATGTCTCAAGTTATCCTCGAAAAATTGGATGCCATCGAAGCTAAACAAGCCGAAGGTATCTCTGCTGTTGAAGCCAAAATCCCTGCTGCTGTTGAGGCTGTCAAAGCTGAATTCAGCGAAATTGTTTCTGCTCTGGAAGCCAAAGTTGCTTCTATCAATATGCCTGAGTTCATTCGCACTCCTGCCAAAACTGTTCGCCAAGATGTGAACCGTTCTGTCAAAGAGCAACTGGCTACCTTCTACAAAGGCAACAACCGTCTGGAAAAAGAACTGCAAATCTTTGCAGACGAAGCCCAAATGGATGCGTACCTGAAAGAAGCCTCTGCTCTGACCGCTGGCGGTGATGGCAAGGGTGGTCGTACTGGCTACGATCCTGTGTTTGCTGCTCTGCGTTTGGCTAACCCTATGCGTGGTCTGTCGCGTACTGTGGCTACTGATGGTTCTAGCTATCAATTCCGTGTCAAGACTGGCAACGCTGGTGTGGCTTGGGGCTATGCAATTCAGAACAACGGTGCAACCACTACTGAAGACACAAGCATCTGGCAATTGGTTTTGCAAGATCTGAACGTTCAGTTCCCAATCCGTACTGCGGCTTTGGATGATATTGACGGTCTGGAAGCCAACGTGGTTGACGATATGCTGGCTGAGTTCGCTCAAGCTGAAGCCCTGTCAATGATCCAGAACAATGACCAAGCTGCTCAATCTAGCACCAACCCCTACGGTGGTACTAACGGTCTGCGTGGTTTGGATCAATACGCTGGTGCTGCTGCTACCTACGCTGGTGGTACTTCTACTGCTGCTGCCTTTGGCACTTCTGGTACTGGCTCTACAAGCGGTCTGCATTCGCTGGCTACTTACGACCAGATCACCACCAACGCCAACACTGTGGGTGCTAACAACATCCAGTACAAAGACGTTATCAACACGATCTACGCTTTGCCACAACAGTATTGGACTCCTAACACCAAGTTTATGGTCAGCCCAATCTTGGCTCAAGCAATCCGTGGTCTGCAAGACACTAATGGCCGTCCAATCTTCAACTCTACTGAGTCGTTGAACCCTGATGGCATCATTGGTCAAATGCTCGGCTTTGATGTGGTGATGAACCGTTACTTGGACAATCCTAGCCAAGCTACAACTGGTACTGCTGGCACAACTAGCCTGTACCCAATGTACTTTGGTGACTGGACACGGGCACATTCAATCATAGACAGGTTGAACATGGTCATGCGCCGTTATGACCAGACATTGCCCGGTTTCATCACCTTCTTTGGTGAGAAGCGTTTGGCAACTTCTGTGCGCGATCCTAACGCTCTGGTGCGTTATCGCTCGACAGGTACAGCTACCTGATAAATTGGAGGGGCGTAAATGCCCCTCCTTTTTGTGCCAATAATTTAGGAACTGTTATGACCATTACCGAACGCATCCTGTCTGGAATTAAGCAAACATTGGAAACTGGCGATCAAGTCAAAATCGACTTGCGCGAGGCATCTGCTATCACTGGTTCAGGACTGAATGTCGGTGGTCGCACTCACTTTGATGATGCTTTTGCTACTCTGCGTTATGCGAACCCGTTTCGCCTAGTCGCACGAAACATCAAAGTACCCGGAAATTCTGCTGTTCAGTTTGTTGCCAAGACTGGTAACGCTGCTAACAGCACAAACCCTTGGGGCTACACAGTCAACCCCAATAGTGGCTCTCCCAACATTGACACAAGCATCTGGCAATTGCCTACTCGCGTTATTTCTGCACAACTGCCCGTTCGCTCGGCTGTGTTGACAGATGTAAACGGTTTGGATGCCACATTGGTTGAAGACCTGATGATGGAATTTGCTCAGTTGGAAGGCGCATCTGCTGGACTTAACAATGACCAAGCAGGTTCTACCACTACATCGACTGGTGGCACTGATGGCTTGCGTGGCTTGAACAGCTACCCCGGCGCTGCTGGCGCTTCTGCTGCTTTTGGCACTAGCGGTACAGCTATCACCAATGGTCGCCATACGATTGCTTCTGTTGGCTTTAACAACTTGCAGCTAGAGATGGAAACCTTGGTTGACATGGCTAATGCGTTGCCGGGTCAATACTGGTCTATGCCCGGTACTGCTTGGATGATGCACCCATCTGCCATTCAGACCCTGCGTAAATACGCTCACCAAAACGGCGCATACAGCTTTGTTGAAACAGGCTCAGAAGAAGCTGGTTCTTTGCTGCATGTGTTTGGTTTCCCTGTGATTCCAAACCCTTACCTTGATCCTATTGGTACTGTTGGCGCAAAACCAATCTACCTTGCCAACTGGCCTCGTTTCATGACGATTGCCGATGTGGAAGAAATGACTGTTCAGGCAATGGAACAAACAACCCCCGGTTTTGTGACGCTGTACGCTGAAAAGCGTATGGTCAGCACTGTTCGTGACGTTTTTGCTGGTGTTCGTTCTATTGAGACTTAAACATGAGCGTTGACAACTATCAATACGCTGCGCCTTTTGGGGCGCAAACACGCAATCCGTTTAACTACGCAAAGGTTGAACAGATTGATCGTGATAGTGTCACACCTTGGTTGACGCTTGATGAAATCACGCAACAGCTAAACCTGTTTCAAGACGAAAGCCAAGATACCTATCTGTCTTCTCTTGAACTGGCAACACGACAAGCAATTGAAGACTACTTAGGGATGTCCATCTTCCCGGTAAGCTATCGGGTTTTCTACGGCTCAGAAAGCCTTGTGGCATCGCCTATCAGTCTTGATTTGCCAGAAGTTAGCCAGAACCTTTACAACAATCAGCCCGGTGTAACAATCAATTCGGTTGGTTACTGGAATGATGCTTTTCCGCCTGTGTTTACAACACTTGCAAGCACAAGCTATTACTACGATCCATCTGGCAACAAAGTCATTGTTAACAACTTGCCAACTGATGTTAATTCGGTGATGACTGCGCCAATCAATGTGCTGTACACAACTGTGTCTAACCCGTTGTCTGCTTACCCTGTTATCAAGCAAGCAGGGTTGTTGTTGCTCACGCATTTGTACAACAACCGTTCAAATTCAACATCCGGTCAATTAAAAGATATTCCTTTTGGCGTGACAACGCTTTTAAGAAATTACAAACCACTTGTCATGTGAGCACTAAATGACTATTGCTCGTTTTGAAAACATCAACATCAACAATTTGACTTTTACCAAGTCAGACTTTGGTGAGTCTGCGACTGTTCAGGCGTTATGGTTTGCAACACGGGCGCGTGTATCTTCTGTGGCAAACAGTCTAAAAATTGCTGAGAAGTATCGCCTTTACCAAGACATGGTTAATTTGACGCTGAACTACACACCAAACACCAAGTTGATTGTAGAAAATCAAAACTTGTATTCAATCACATATCGTGGGAAAGATTGGCGTATTGACAGTGCAAGGGAATCTGATGATCGTATGACCGTTATGTTTCTTTGCTATCGTTCTGATCCAATTACGGCGGTCTAATGGCAGCACAACTTAACCCTGTTGTTTACGGTAAGGCCATCCAGTACCAACTGGCTAACATTGTCACGCCTGTGCCTGTGTATGCGGCTTTTAACCGTAACTTTGCCACACAGCCTAAGTTCATTACTTGGATGCTGCGTAACGTGCATCAACCAGTCTATACCGGCACACAGCAAAGCAACAAAGGTATTGACCGTCCTGTATTTCAGATTTCTATTTTCACTCAACAGATTGAAGATGGTTTTACAATCTCAAATCAGATTCTGCAAGCCTTGCACGGGTATAGTGGGATTTTGGGAAGTCCGGCAGATAGCTTTTACATTTCTAAAGCTGATGTTATGTGGCTATACAACAGTTACAACGATGAGGAAAAAATGGCGCAAATCTTCTTAGATTGCACCATTGACATCCCGGCGTAATACAAGACAATTGTTCAACTTTTGAAGGATACTCAAAATGGCTTTACCAAACAAAGTTCTCCCCGGTTTTAGCGCAGCGTTGTACGCACAGCCCGGAGCCACACCTACTCCTTTGACAATTGCTCAGTTGTCCTTGGTCGCTAGTGTGTCCCCTCTTGCTGTTAGCGGAAACCTGATTCCTGTCGAAGCAATCCCTGCTTTCGGTCAAGATGATGCTGTGGCTAGTTTCAGCGTGGCGGGTTCGCGTCAATCTGACAAGATCCCCGTTCAGGCTGCTCCAACTTCCATGACCATTACTGCCGCATGGAATCCTGCTGATACCAACTTGCTGTTGATGCGTTCTGATGCCTATTCTGGCGTGATTGACCGCACGTTCATCATCTCGGCTACAGAGGGAACAAACATCGTTTATTACGCCTTTAACGGGCGCGTAGGCCAGTTTCAAATTGATTCTGCTCCCGGCGCAGAAGCCAAGGCAACATTTACCATCCATCCACGTGGCAACCAGTACGGTTGGTCCAACAACGCATAAGGAGTCATCATGGCTATCCCTGCAAAAGTTCTTCCCGGTTTTAGCGCATCGCTGTTTATGCAATCAGCGGCTACGCCAACACCTTTGACTACAGCAAACCTGTCTGTTTGGTCTGCACAAGTTGCTACGATTGTTGGTACTTCTGCTGGCGGTACAGGCGCTGCTGGTGTTGCTGTTCCTGTTGAGGCTATCCCTGCCTTTGGTATGGACGATGCTGTAGCAAGTTTCGGTGTTGCTGGCTCTCGTCAAAGCGACAAAATTCCTGTGCAAGCGGCTCCTACAAGCATGACCATTACGGCTGCTTGGAACCCTGCTGACGCAGCCTTGTTGCAAATTCGTTCAGATGCGTACTCTGGTGTTGTTGACCGCACTTTTGTGGTTGCAGCAGTGGAAGGCACAAACACTATCGCTTATGCGTTTAACGGTCGCGTTGGTCAATTCCAGATTGACGCTGCTCCCGGCGCAGAAGCCAAATGTATGTTCACAATTCATCCTCGGGGCAACCAGTACGGCTGGTCGAACAACTGATGAAACTATCTGACGCAATTGAAGCAATTGTGACCAGCTACGGTGACATTGATCTTGTTGCCCGTGGCATGGTGGTGGACGCTAGTGAGCTTGCACAGGCCACTGCTCAACCCGACACAGCCGAAGCCATTGCCTTGGCTTTGCTGAAGAAGTACAACGTGACTGCTCCTGTGGTGGTCATTGAAGAAGTCGCACTAGAAGTACCGCCTGAAACAACAGAGTAACAAGACATGATAGTAAAAGACAGCAACGATCTTCTGAACTTCCTTGTAGCCCAATCCGATTCTTCAAAGAATTGGTTTGGGTTTCAGCAGCAAAAACTGACTGCTATCAGTCTTGCTCATGAAATAGCGGCTAGACACGCTGACAAGATGACAGCAAATGAAATCGTGAATTTTGTTAGCGAGTTGAACAACGAGCTATATCAAAAAATCATTAAACCGAGAACATGACATGGGTGGCGTTACCATTAAGCTAGAAGGTCTTGGTGACGTTATCAAAGTTTTTGATGAGCTTGCCCAAGAGATAGGCGACAAAAAGGCTCGTAGCAAAATCTTGATCCCTGCGGCAAGGGATGCAATCAAACCCGTTTTAGCTCTAGCCCAACAAAACGCACCAGTGGACACAGGCGCTTTGCAATTGTTGTTGCAAGTTGAAGCCAGAAGACCCACAAGCAAAGACAGACGATCTAAATACATCACGGGCAACGATGCGGTTATTGCTGCTGTCACTACAGCCTCTGGAAAGAAGATGCGAGCCATGAGCGAAGGCAAGGGGCTAGAACGAACCAGAAGGCGCATGATAAAGCTAGGCTCTACCAAAGAAGAAGCAGCGACTTTTGAAGGCTTTAAAAGTGATGCAAGGGCAATTGCACAAGAGTTTGGCACGGGTAAAATGCCAGCACAGCCATACCTAAGACCAGCGTTAGAAAGTCAATCACAAGAAACTGTGAACAGGTTGGCTGAAAGTTTACGCAAATACATTTCAAAATTTAGGGCAAAAACATGACAAAACTTAGTTCTGCATTTGGCGCAACGTATGACAAGATGCGCCGCGAAATCTTGACTCGCAAATTTGAACTTGGCGGCTTTACGTTTAAAGTCCGTGTTCCTTTGGTTGCAGAGTCTGATGCGATTTACACTCGCATCACCAATCCTGATGAAGCAAAGATTGAAAGCATTTATCAATTACTTGTTGAGCCTTTGCAAAAGTTTCGTGATTCATCTGAGGCCACTGAATCAGGCTTTGAGTTTTTGGAAAACGATGTGTTGGTGCAAGGAAAGTCTTTGCGCGAAGCAGCCAGAAACAAAGCACTGACAGAGGCTAGGATTGTTGAATACATCAAGTTGCTTGTTCCAGAAGACCCCGAATCAAATCTTAGTGACGTTACATATGAAGACATTGAGGCTGAATGGCCTTTGAATGTCCAATTGGCTTTGTGCGAAAAGATTGGTGAAGTCATCAGTCCTAACTACAAGGAAACTCGGGGAAACTGATTGGCTCGTTAAAGACTCAAGTTGAAACAGCTTTAATCTTTAACGGGCATACACCCGAATCAATTGCGGCACTGGATGGAATAACAATGGCTCGTCTTCAGACAATGTACGGAGATGGAATCATTGGAAATCACAAGACGATTGAAATGCTTGGAACGCTAATAACTGGTTTGTTCAATTATGTTCGTGATTCAAAATCACGGCCTTATACACTAGCCAATGTTGCGGGTTCGGCTTATGATTACTTGTACCCTCCGCTGCCTCTAGAAGCGCAAAAAGAGGCGGCAAACAACAGCTTGCTTGCCTTCTTAAGCCAAGCACCGGGATTTGCAAAAGACAGGTTTAAGGTGAAAAACGATGGCTAATATGATTGCCCGATTGGGTGTGTTGCTTGGCATTGACAGTGCTGAGTTTGTCCGTGGCATTGATGGTGCAAGCAAAAAGCTAGAACAGTTTGGCGACGCTGCGGAGAAGTACGGCAAGATTGCTGCAACGGCTTTAACGGCTGCTGGCATTGCGGCGCTTAATTACGCAGATCAAATTGTTGACGTAGCCAAGGCCAACGACATTGCTGTTGGCTCAGTCATCAAGCTGCGTAACGCACTGCAAGACAACGGTGGAGAAGCTGACAACGCTGCAAAGATGCTGTCATCCTTTGTTAGCTTTGTTGACAAGGCGGCTGACGGTGGATTAGCTGCACAGCAAACAATGTCAAGGTTAGGCGTTACGCTTAAAGATGTTGGCAATCTAAGCATTGAAGAATTGCAGAATAAGTTAGTTAGGTCTTTGGCTAATGTTGAAGACCCGATAACTCGTAACGCAATGGCGATGGAAGTTTTTGGCAAGGCCGCAAAGGGCGTTGACTTTGTTGGCATGGCTGATAGCTTGGCTAAAACAAGTACGCTTGCTGAAGAACAAGCTAAAGCCTTTCAAGATGCTGCTGATGTAATTGGAATTTTTGAAAAGCAATCTCGTGATTTGGCTGTTGTTTTGGTGACCGAGTTAGGGCCACCATTGCTTGCAACTATCAATTATTTTTCACAGTTAGGCGGTCAATCTAATTTGTTTGGAAACACTTTTAAAGTTGTTTTTCAAACAGTTGCTGTTGTCGCTGCTAACGTGGCGTTTGTCATTAAGGGGATCGTTACTGAAATTGAACTGTTGGTTAAACAGACAATTGCGCTTGCAACATTTGACTTTGCCAAGTTTAAAAGTCTTGGCGAAGAAGGCCGAAAAGAAGCACTAGCTAATCTGGCTGCATTGCAAGCGTTTGAATTTAGAGTCATGGGTTCGCCAGATGGACGCAAGGGGTTAGACGATCCCCGTATTCCGCAAGCTAGCAGACCAAGTGGCCCACTGCGCGCAACAAAAGTTGCTGTAGACCCTGAAGCAAAACGATTGGCTGCTGAAGCTGACCGCGAAGCCAAACGTATTCGTGAAAACGATATAAAAATTGGCGAAATTATGAATCGTCAAATTGACGATAGATTAAAAGCAGAACAAAAACTGCGTGACGAAGAAATAAAACTTGGCGAAATACGCAATCAAACAGTTGGCCTTAACTTTAAAACCAACCAGCAAATAGCAGAACGTCAAACGCTTGAAGATTTGTCTCTTGATCGTCAGAGGACAATCTTTAATTACGAACAACAAACACGACTTCTGCGTGAAAAAGACAAACAGTTGGCATTGGATATTTTTAACATTCGCACACAGCAAGAAGACAAGATCAGGGCTATCCAGCAAGAAACAAACTTGTTGGAAGCTGATCGTGAAGAACGCATAAAAGCCCAAAACCAATTGGCTGAAAAAGCAATTGAATTAGCAAAGGAACGTAACCGTGTAATGCGCGAGATGCAAGAGGGTGACGAAGCTAAAGGCTTTGGAAAACGTGCTGAAGAATTTTTTGCTTTTGCTCCAACAGCAATGGAAAACGGCGCTCAAATGTTTGATTCATTGATGGGCAACATGACCAGTGCGCTAGATAACTTTGTCAGCACTGGCAAGCTGTCGTTTAAAGACCTGACGCGTAGCATCATTCAGGACTTGATACGCATACAACTGCGCGCACAAATGACAAGTTTGTTTAGTCGTATGTTTGGCATGAGTGGGTCGGCATATCAACCTGCTGCTGTTATGGGTATGCCGGGATATGCTGATGGCGGTTCGCCTGAAGTTGGTCGCCCAAGTATTGTTGGCGAACGTGGACCGGAAATCTTTGTACCTCGCACTGCTGGAACAATCATTCCTAACCACGCGCTTGGCAACATGGGAAGCACCACTAACGTAACAAACAACTACATCAATGCCATTGACACCAAATCGTTTGAAGACCGTCTTCTAGGCAGTTCTAACGCGATTTGGGCGGCTAATCAGTATGCCAACAAGTCATTGGCAGTTAACAGGGGTCGTGCATGAGCTTTCAAACTGTGTTTGAGAATCAAGAGTCCATGACGGTGAACAACCGCCGCATGGTTGGTCAGCAAGTTGCTAGGTCGGGTTTCATTACTGTGGCTCAGTACCTAACGGCTGTGCCTTGGGTGTTTACGGTCACGCCTAACAACTATCTGTACTACCCAACAGCACGGGCAATCATTCAGGCGATTGACAACAAAGACCGCCAGTTGCCAGAAACGATTACGTTCAACAGTAGTCAGTTGTCGTGGTTTACTCAAAAACTTGGCACGGCTACTACGGCTACGTTGAATGGTGCGCCTACACCCAACACACAAACGCTTGCCTTGAACTCTAACGGGACTTTTAAAGCGGGTGATTTTATCATGGTGGGTGGATACACCTACAAGGTCACAGAAGACTCTGCTGGCTCGTCTGTGGGTATTCACAGACCGCTGATTGGTACACCTAGCTCTGGTGCTACTGTGTCAATTGGCAACGCTTGCACATTTACTGTTGTGGCTGAAGTTTGCCCAACGTATACTCTTACTCCAATGACAAATGGCGCTTTTGTCAATTGGGATCAACCGTTTGTATTTCGGGAATACATCACATGACAACAATCAATGCTGTAACTGGCTCACAAATTAACCATGCAGAGTTTGTGAGGCTGACAGTCGGTAATGCTGCTACTGTCTACACGTTCTGTAACGCTGCTGCGCCCATCACGGTAAGTGGTATTACCTTTGCAAACCTTGGTGCTTTGCTTAGTGTTGGCGATGTTCAGCGTGACATCAAGGCCACATCTGATGACATGACAATTCAATTGACGGGTATTGACCCGGCAAACATTGGCATCATCCTTGGCAACGACATCAAAGGCTCATTGGTTGAAGTGTGGCGTGGATTCTTTGACGCAAACAATCAAATCATCACAACGCCTACAACGCAATTCTTTAAGCGTTATCAGGGGATCATCAGTAGCGTGTCAATTACTGAAGACTTTAACTCTGAATTGAGGCAAAGGATTGCTACTTGCTCCATTGCTTGTTCTTCTATGCGCCGGGTTCTGGAAAACAGACTGTCGGGCGTTAGAACAAACAAAAGCAATTGGCAGTTTATCTATTCTGGCGATACCTCAATGAATCGTGTGTCTGAAATTTCAAACACATACTTTGACTTTGGGCAACCTCCAAAGACGCAAACTCAAGCCAGCGAGACTACTGTTGATGTAGACGTTAGTGTTTATGGCAACAGTAATTAAACATGATAAGACTCGCAACAAGATACGACATACCAAGACTGCTTGAGATTGTAGAAGCATATGCTTACGAAAATCCAATCAAAGTTCTTGGGCAAACGGCAAACCACTATCCCAAATACGTTGAAGAACTGTTGTTTGGGATTATCAAAGGTCGTGGGTTTATCTTTATTGATAACAACATGACGGGAGCCATAATTGGCATTAAACAAAACAACATTTGGTGTCCACAAGTCAAAGAGTTGCATGAACTGTTGTGGTGGGTTGAGCCAGAGCATCGTAATGGTTCTGTTGGCGGTAGGCTTTGGAAGGCTTACGATGAGGTTGCAAGCGTGATGCTAAAACAAGGGGAAGTTGATTGTGTTTACACATCAATTTCAGCGTCAGGTCCGTTGATTGATTACACCAAGCGTGGCTACAAAGCTGTTGGTGCAAGTTTTGTGAAGGAATAAAAATGGTCGGGTCAATGATTGTTGCTAGTTTTTATGGTTTAACAAGTGCTGCTGCTTTTTCTATCGGTATGACAGCAGCAGCGTTTGCCGTTAACTTTGCTGTTTCAATGATTGTCACTCGAATCTTTGCAGACAATCCCGAGCAACAGCAAGATATGGGTGTTCGACAGCAAGTGCCGCCAAGCGCAGTTAACGCTGTACCAATTGTTTATGGCAATGCCTACATGGGCGGTACGTTTGTTGACGCTGTTTTAAGCACAGATCAAAAGACAATGTATTACGTCTTAGCCATTTCAAGCATTAGCCCTAACGGACAATTTACGTTTGATACCACCGATATGTATTATGGTGATCGCAAAATAATATTTGATGGCCCAAACCCAACACAAGTTGTTAGCTTAACCGATGAGGCCGGTAACGTAGACACAAAAATCAATGGCAACCTGTTTATTAACTTGTACAGGTCAAATGATGCTGGAACTATCACGCCATTAAACGGTGCTGCGGCTCCATCAACGGTAATGGGCGGTAGCGACATCGCTGCTGGTCAACGATGGACAGGCACACGGCAAATGAACGGCCTTGGTTTTGCAATTGTGAAGCTGATTTACAACCGTGATGCGGGTACTACCCAACTGTCGCCAATCACGTTTAAGGTATCACATACTTTGAATGGAACAGGCGTAGCAAAGCCGGGTGATGTTTGGTATGACTACATCACAAACTCTGTTTATGGTGGTGCTATTGCCCCTGCATTTGTGGACAGCACAAGCCGAACAGCACTGAACGCTTACAGTGATGAGTTGATTACTTTTGAAAACAGCAGCGGAGTTCCTTCTACACAAGCCCGTTACCGCATCAATGGTGTTTTAGATGCGGGTGATTCTGTGTTGTCAAACATTGACCGCATCATGTCTGCTTGCGATTCATGGATGACTTACAACGCTGCATTGGGTCAATGGTCTGTTGTGGTTAACAAAGCAGAAACTGCTTCTTATGCGTTTACAGATAACAACATTGTTGGTGACATTCGCGTAAGTGCTACAGATATTACTAGCTCTATTAATCAGGTAGAGGCAAGATTTCCATTTAAAGAGAATCGTGACCAAGCAAACTTTATAAACATTAAAACATCAACTATTTTGTTGTATCCAAACGAGCCTGTTAACAAATACAGCATCACATACGACTTGGTAAACGATTCTGTGCAAGCGCACTACCTTGCAAACAGGTTGCTTGAGCAAGCCCGTGAAGATTTGATTGTCAGCTTTAACACAACATATTTTGGCATTCAAGTTGATGCTGGTAATGTTGTTAGTGTAACCAACTCTAACTACGGCTGGAATGCTAAGTTGTTTCGTGTGATGAAGGTTAATGAAGCATCTTTGGCTGATGGATCGCTTGGCGCTCGTCTTGAATTAAGTGAGTACAACGCTCAAGTGTATGACGATCAAACAATTAGACAATTTACACCAGTGCCTAACAGTGGCTTGCCCTCTGTAATGTATTTCAGTCCATTGTCTGCACCAATAGTTACATCAACAAGTCCTAGCAGTGCTATTCCTAACTTTAGTGTGCAAACATATGTCCCGGCAACAGGACGAGTTACGTCAATTGAGTTGTATTACACAACTGTTGCGATTCCATTGGATACAGATTGGACTTTGCTTACATCAGCAAATTCAATCAGCACAGAACCAATTGCATCAAACACAAACTACGTTTTCCAAAATTTAGTGTTGCCAACAGGATCAGATTCAACAAAAGTTTATTACTTTTCTTATACCGTTTCCAATGAAATTGCTACATCTTCAAAGAGTCCAATAAGCGCATCGTTCTCATGGACTCCTATTGCTCCAGTTGGTCCGTTTGTAGACATTTCCGGTTTTACATCTTTTTCTAAAGCATCAGGTGTATTTACGCCAGCAACGGCAACACTAACAGCAATTACAAACAATGTAACAAGTCCAACATATTCTTGGACAGTCACAGGAGCAACGCCAGCAAGCGGCTCGTCATCAACAATTACGATAACACCAACTTCAGTTGCTACCAGTGTCAATGTCACGTTAGTTGTTAACGGTTCAAATTTGACATCATCAATAACTCGTCAAATAACAATGGCAATTATTGAGCAAGCAATAAATGGTGCAAGTGGATTGACATTTATTAACGCTTATAGGGTTCAGAATCAAGCAGACCCAATTCCGACATTTACAGCAACTACAACTGGATCAGCAATTCCATCAGGATGGGTATCGACTGCACCATCTGTTGCTGTTGGTCAAGTGATGTGGTATATCCAAGGTCGCTTCAATAGCAATGCTTCTGTGACCATTAACGGTGTAAGTCCAAACACCACGGCTTGGACAGGCCCAATTGCTGCAAGCATTTTTCAAGACATACGTTCGGACAACTGGAACGGCTCAAATCCACCTGTTGCTGCAACTGTTGGCACTTGGGGTACAAATGGCTATTACATTGAACGCAACACTGGCAATATATTTGCTAACGGTTTTTATTCTCGTGGTGTTGTAAAGATTAACGGATCTTCAGCTAGTTCTTTAGGATCTACTGCTGCTGCTGATGTAAATGCAAGCGGAGATGCTGATTTTGGTGTTGTTGGTTTTTCTGATAACTCAAGTGGTATTGGAGTTGTTGGCTACACAAGCAATGCGTCAACAGGTGTTGGGGTGCAAGGTACATCAACAACAAATGCAAGCTATGGAGTGCTTGCAGCAAACAATGCTGGTGGTACAGCTTTGTATGTTTCTGGGAAAATGCAAATCACCAACAATACGTTGGTTACAAACTTGAATGCTGATTTGCTTGATGGAATACAAGGTTCTGGTTTTTGGCAATCTGGTGGTAGCACTGTAAGTTTAAATTCAGTAAGTTCTGGCTCAAGCACTGCAACATTTTCAACGACAACTAAACCCGGATCGGCAAGCACAAATACATGGGTTGGTATTGTTATCAACGGTACAACCTATTACATTCCTGCATGGACATAAGGATTAAAAATGCGAGTTACTACTATTCCACAACAAATCGTTTCAGAAGAAATTCAATCAGTTGACCATGTAATTGGCTCGGTTGTAAGAATTACAATTGGAGTTGGTTTAGAGGTCAACGGGGTGTTTGAATATACGATTCCACAGCAATTTGACGTTGTAATGATTGCGAACCGAAACGAGACACTTGACCCTCAAACTGGAGCAGTGCTGCAATCTTCTTTGTCAGACTACACAGACTTGTCTAGTCAATACCCTAACGGGTCGTGGTCTACAGATGATTTGTGGCCTTTCATTGATTTGGTAAGATCTAGGCGTTAAAATTCACAGACAACATAACAAGACCCGTAGCCCTGCCAGTAGGCGGGGAGCGTCACCACCTGAGATCAGGGAACTATTATGGCTGTCTTCGCTCGTAACTCACTCGCACAAGTGAGTGGTTTTGACAATCCAATTCTTGCTGGAGAACTTGTTTGGGATCAGCAAACATATTGGAATTTGTCTTTTACATCTCTTGGCTTGCCTGTCAACCTTACAGGCGCAACCATTGATGCTCAGATTGTCAGGCGCAATGTCACAAACATTCAAGACACACGAAACGGTTTGACGTTTGACATTGCAGATTACACGCCTACTCCTGCGGCAATCCCGTTAACAATTACAAACACTGTTGCTGCTGCTGGCACTTGTACGCTAGTGATTGATGCTGGCGCATGGGGGTTGATGGCAACTGATCCACAGCTAGACATCAACGCTCAAAATTGCGTAGGGTATTCAGGTCGTGTAAAGGTGTCATTTCCTGCTGCTGGTGCAACTCCAGCAGATGACATGATTATCTTCTTGTTGTTCCTTGTCCGTTCTGATGGTGTGATCGTGTTATGAGCAATATAACTGTAAACGTCATTGACGGAAATAACGTCAACCTTGAAGTAGTCCCACAACCTCGCGTAGAGGCTAGGATTGATCGTGGCGTAGCTGGAGCAACTGGTCCAACAGGTGCTGCGTCTACTGTTGCCGGACCTACAGGCCCAACAGGTGCTCAAGGAACTGCTGGACCCACTGGCCCAACAGGTGCTGCTTCTACCGTTGCCGGACCAACAGGTCCAACAGGATTGACGGGTCCAACAGGCGAAGCATCAACAATTGCTGGCCCAACAGGACCAACAGGTTTAACTGGTCCTACTGGACCAACAGGAGCTACAGGAGCAGCATCGACAGTTGCCGGACCAACTGGACCTACAGGCGAACAAGGTATTCAAGGTCCAACTGGTCCTACTGGTTTACAAGGCGACACCGGACCTACTGGCCCAATAGGAGCCACTGGCCCGACAGGAGCTACAGGTTTGACCGGACCCACTGGACCTACTGGAGACATTGGCCTAACAGGACCAACTGGCCCCACTGGTAATACAGGTTTAACTGGCTCAATTGGTCCTACTGGACCAACAGGCAGCACTGGTGATGTAGGACCAACTGGCCCGACAGGTGCTGCTTCTACCGTTGCCGGACCAACAGGTCCAACAGGATTGACTGGACCAACTGGCCCTACTGGGCCAACTGGCGATGCCTCTACAGTTCCCGGTCCTACTGGTCCGACAGGAGCCACAGGCGATATAGGCCCAACTGGTCCTACAGGTCTTACTGGCGACACTGGCCCGACAGGACCACAAGGCATCCAAGGTGATGCTGGCCCCACTGGACCCACAGGTCTTACAGGTGATACTGGACCGACTGGACCGACAGGAGCCACAGGTTTAACTGGTCCTACTGGACCGACAGGGGATACGGGTTTAACCGGACCTACAGGCCCAACTGGACCAACAGGTAACACTGGCGATGTAGGCCCAACTGGTCCTACGGGTAGTGCTGGAGCAACCGGACCTACAGGACCGACAGGTGCAATGTATGGCAGTCGTGTGGTGTCTTACACTGATGCAACAAGCATTACGATGAACGCTGACACTACTGACATGGCGACAATGGCTAACACGCAAGCTGCTGGAACATTTACATTGAATGCTCCAACAGGCACATTAGCCAATGGTCAAAAACTGATGTTTAGAATGACAAGCACCAACGTGCAAACCTTTAGCTGGAACGCTGTGTTTAGGGGGTCAACTGATCTAACATTGCCAACAGCATCGTCAGGTGCTGACAAGGAAGATTACATGGGTTTCATTTACGATAGCACTTCTATCAAATGGGATTTAATAGCTAAAAACTTTGGGTTCTGACCATGAAAATCGACTTTGAATTCACCACCCCCCACGGCTTGTTTCGTGATGCTTTGCACTTGCCAGATGACCACGCATTCACTGATGAAGACATCCAAGCAATGAAGCAGCAGCGTGTGGACAACTGGATTGCTGTGTTGACTGCTCCTACTGTGGAAGAAGTGATTGAAGAAGTGCCTCCAACTGAGGGGGTGTAATTGTGGCGAACAGATACTGGGTTGGGGGTACTGCCAACTGGGATGCTACGGCTGGCACTAAGTGGGCTTTGACCTCTGGTGGTGCTGGTGGGGAAACTGTACCTACAGATGCTGATGATGTTTACTTTGATGGTGCTTCTGGTGCGGTGACGGTTACTGTTTCGGGAACTAGAGACTGTAAAAATTTAACTTTTACAGGCTTTACGGGTACGCTTACTGGTTCGTCAACAATTCGACTTTACGGCAACCTTACACTTGTACCCACAATGACGCTTACATGGTCGGGACTTTTGGCATTATCTGCTAGTTCTGGTGGACCGTTTAACATTGACACGGCTGGAAAGTTGCTTTTAGGTGAACTAAGGGTTGGTGCTTTTGGGACAGTAAACACCCCAACATGGCAGCTTCAAAGTGCTCTTACCTGTAGTGCCGCGATAACAGTTACATCAGGAACCTTCACCACCAACAACTACAACGTCACTGCAACATCTCTGTCGTCCAACAACAACAACACCCGCACAATCAATCTGGGTAGTTCTACGGTTACGTTGAGTGCAACCAGCCCTATTGCGTTTACAACCAATACAAATTTGACGTTTAACGCTGGCACTTCATCAATCATAGTAACAAACGCATCTGGCAATATCGCCCCCGGAGCTACCGGGGTAACTTTCTACAATGTTTCATGGACAAACACAGCTATTAGTCTTGCTTCTGTTCAAGGCGCTTGTACATTTAACAATCTGTCAGTGACGGGCCGAACATCCGCAGGTGTAGCGAACTTGCGTATTGACGCAGATCAAACCATCAACGGCACACTGACGCTCTCCGCTGGAACCAACGCAACGATGCGGACGTTCGTGCGCTCTGACACCATTGGCACAACACGCACACTGACCTGCGCTGCTGTTGCTTCATTGACCGACATCGACTTCCTAGACATCACCATTGCTGGTGCTGCTGCTCCTGTAAGTGGTACTCGCTTGGGTGACTGCAAAGGCAACAGCGGGATTACGTTTGATGCGGCTAAGACGGTGTATTGGAGAGGTGGTACTGGAACATTCGGGGCAGCCAACTGGTCAGATATATCTGGAGGCTCTACCAACACAATTTATTTCCCCCTTGCTCAAGACACGGCAATTTTTAATGACGCCAATGTAACAACAGGAGCAACCGCAACTGTCAACGCTGGGTTCAACCTTGGCACTATTAACATGAGCGGTCTTGTCAGCAACACAATGACGCTGGCAACAGGTACAACTACGCTTGCAATCTACGGCAACTGGATTAACGGTACTGGCACTACGCTGACGGGTACAGGTTTGCTGACCTTTGCAGGGCGTGGAAGTCAGACGATTACAAGTGCGGGTAAGACGTTTACGCAATCATTTACGATTGATACTCCCGGTGGCTCTGTGACTTTGCAGGATGCTTTTGTAAGTAATAGAAGCGCATCATCAGCTTTTACTCTTACAAGCGGAACATTTGACGCAAACGGGTATAACTTTTCTTTAACCGGCGCAATTTCACGGTTTTCATCGCTCGGTACAAACGCAAAAACAATGGCAGTTGGAAGCGGGTCTTGGACGATTGCCGGAAGCTCTACCTCGTGGAACATAGGCTCTGCGGTATACCTCACTGTCACAGGTACAGGCACAATAAGTTTTACAAGTGCATCTGCTAAATCGTTTGAGGGTGGGAATGTTCAAACCTACCCCACGCTGAACCAAGGTGGCACAGGTACGCTCACGGTCAACGGCTCCAACAAGTTTGCAGGTCTGACCAACACAGCCATTGGTCGTATCCAGTTTCAAGGAGGTCAAACTAACGAGTTCACCAGCTTCACGATCAGCGGTGCTTTAGGAAACCTGTTGCAGCTTGGCAGCACAAACACAACTCAAGCCATCTTGCAAAAGCCAACAGCGTGGAACATGGGTGTGTTGTCTACTGATGCGGGAAACAACACAGGGCTGAACTTTCTGTCCAATGACGGGACGATGGAGTATCTGTCCGTCAGTTACATTAACGGGCAAGTGGTTGCGCCACCCTCAAGTTATCTAGGTAATTTTTTTGCATTTTTTTAATCAATACACGACATGAAAAAACAACTCAAGATAGCAGTTTATGCAATTAGCAAAAATGAGGAACAGTTTGTTCAACGCTTTTGCGACTCTGCCAAAGATGCTGACCTGATTCTTATTGCTGATACAGGCTCTACTGATGACACGGTTAAGTTGGCTATTGAATGCGGCGCAAAGGTCTATGACATCTGCGTAAAGCCTTGGCGCTTTGACAAAGCTAGAGACACTGCTTTGGCGCTTATCCCCGGCAACTATGACGTTTGCATCTCGCTTGATCTTGATGAGGTGCTAGAACCGGGATGGCGTGAGGAAATTGAGCGTGTGTGGACAGAGCAGACCACACGGCTACGCTACAAGTTTGATTGGGGTAGCGGCATCAGTTTCTTCTACGAAAAAATACACCATCGTCATGGATACTGGTGGAAACACGCAGTCCATGAATGGCCCAAGCCTGATGACCGCATCAACGAGGTATACGCACACACCGATATGCTTCTTGTGAGTCATCACCCTGACCCAACAAAGTCCCGTGGTCAATACATGCCGTTGCTTGAACTGGCAATCAAAGAAGACCCGCGATGCCCTCGTAACGCTTTCTATCATGCCCGTGAACTGACGTTCTATGCTCGGTGGGATGACGCTATTGTGTATCTCAAAAAGTACCTTGAGATGCCAGAAGCTAATTGGCCCAATGAACGTGCTTACGCCATGAGGTTGTTGGGTAAGGCGTATTCCGAAAAAGGCAACGCTACAGAGGCTTTAAAGTGGTTTAGGCTGGCTGTTGCAGAAGCACCGGGAACCCGTGAGCCTTGGGTTGAGTTGTCGGTGCAATGCTATCGGTTGTCAATGTGGGCTGAATCGTATGCTGCGGCTAAATCTGCCTTACAAATTACTGACAAACAGGCTGTGTACACAATGGACCCGTCTGTTTGGACTGAAAAGCCTTGGGATTTTGCCAGCATTGCAGCGTGGAACCTTGGTTTAAGGGATGAGGCTATTCAGCTTTGTCAGAAGGCTTTAGAATTAGCACCGCAAGACAGCCGCATAGGGCGAAATCTACACTACATGACAACAGGAGAATTCCCCAAAACCTTTGACCATGCAGTAACCCATGACCACGATAGACAAAACTGACGCAAGACTATCAACACACGAAGAAGTCTGTGCTATTCGATACGAGCAGATTAATGCAAGATTAAAACGCATAGAAAGCATTTTAATTAAGGCTGCTGGCGTAATGCTGTTGTCAATGGGCGGGACAATATTTTCCGCTGTGTGGATTCTTAAATGAAAGATTGGGCCGTTAGCTTCATTGCAGCGGCCCTTATTGTTGGGGTCATTGTCTACTGCGTCAAAGTTTTAATTTGGGCTTTTTATGTTGGCTGAATTGATGGCGGCAAATGCCGCATTTAATGTCATCAAGCAAGCCTTAGCAAATGGCAAAGATTTGTCTGCGCTCGGCTCTCGGGTGTTTGACTATTTTGACAACAAAGCAGCGATTCAAGAAAGAGCTACCAAAAAGGGTGGCGGCTCTGACCTTGAAGAATTCATGGCGCTGGAGCAACTTCGGCAGCAAGAAGAGGAACTTCGTGAACGCATGGTTTACGCTGGCAGACCGGGAATGTGGGGGGATTGGCTTAAGTTTCAAGCCACCGCCGCCAGAAGGCGCAGGGAGGCCAAAGAAGCTGCTGTACGCGAGGCCATTAGGCGCAGGGAAAGGCTTGAACAGATTGCTGAGTACATTGCTATTGGTATGGCATCCTTGGTCTTGGCTGCGCTGATGATAGGTGGCCTCATCATGTACATGAAGCACCTAAGATGAGTGACAAACCAGTAACCGTAATTGATAAGGTGCTGACTTATGTGGACTCACCATTCAAGCTGTTTGCTATCGTTTTGATGGGTGTGCTGGCTTTCTCTGGTTACTTCCTGTGGCAAAACCAAGAGTTCATGTTTGATGCCTACAAGGAATCTAAGAAATTACCCGAGATAAATACATCAAGGGCTGATGACGCAAGTTCAATGCTGCTTAAAAAAACTGGCGCTTCGGTCGTTGCAGTGTTCAAGGTCAATCCTTTGTTCAACAGTCGTGTGCTGTATAAAGCATATACCAAGGATGGTAGAGACAAGACCATTGAAGATATTGATGTTGGGCTGTTCAGTCAGAACACTGCCAACAATGCTGATGTAATCAAGCTGATGACCAATGAGATTCCTTGTGGAGAGTACCGCTTTGCTCAGTCTGAGGTTGGGCTTTGGTACTTGGAAAAAGGTGTTGGGTTTACCTGTCGAGTAAGTGTTCCACCTGACTCACATAGGTTTGTAGGCCAGATCACGGTTGGATGGGCTGAACAACCAGAGAACCTAGAACAAGTTCGTTTCATGCTGGAAATTGCCAGTGCTATGTTAACCAAAAGGGGTAATTGATGCTTTCACTATTTTCAACTCTTGGGGGTCTGCTGATCTCTGGCTTGCCTAAACTGCTGGAATACTTTCAGAACAAGGCCGACCAAAAGCATGAACTTGCACTAGCTGCTGTGCAAACAGAACGAGAATTGGCACTTGCTGCTGCTGGTTTTGCTGCACAAGCCCGTGTAGAAGAAATTCGCACTGAGCAAGTTCAAATGCAAACTGATGCTCAGATGACTGAAGCTGCTTTGGAACACGATGCCAAAGTGCTTGAAAAGGCGTCTAAATGGGTTTCTAGCTACGTTGGCACAGTCCGACCAACAGTAACTTACATTTTCGTAATTGAACTTGTTTTAATCAACGCTTTTATGGCTTGGTACTTGTGGAATCATCCCGGCTTAATTACCAGCATTGATGATGTCATCAAGTATTCCGATGTCATTTTTAGCTCTGACGAAATGGCAATGCTTGGCGGCATTATCGGTTTTTGGTTTGGATCTCGCGGCTGGAGCAAGAAGTGAAATTATCTAAAGCTGGCGCAGACCTAATGCACCGCTTTGAGGGGTGCAGAAACAAGCCCTACCTTTGCCCCGCCCACATCTGGACTATTGGCTACGGTCATGTGCTTTACCAAGAGCAGATCAGGCTACCTATGGCACGGGTTGAGGGCAAAGAGACACCCATGATCCGCAAAGAGATGCCACTGAGACAGGAGGATGCCCGTGTCTGGTCAAAAGAAGAAATCGAAAAACTATTCGCTGATGACGTTGCAAGTTTTGAACGTGGTGTTCTACGACTTGTTCCCGGCTGTGTTGGGCGTCAAGGCAGCTTTGACGCTCTTGTCTCTATATCCTTCAATTTTGGACTAGGCAACCTCCAACGCTCTACCATCCGTATGAAGGCTAATAGAGGCGATTGGGAGGGTGCTGCTGACGCTTTCAGGGCTTGGACTAAGGGAGGCGGGAAAGTCCTGCCCGGACTCGTTAAACGGCGTGAGGCTGAGATTGCTTTGTTTCTTACTGCTTAACAAATTGACCGTTTTTATTCATGTAGCCTTGCCTTGGCTCAATAACTTTGAACGCCTTGTAAAAGCACTGCCGTAAATCCATGTCGCACAAAACGGCTACGTTAACCAGCGTAACCATCACATCGCCAAGCGCATCTTCAATTTCAGCACGGTCATTGCTAGCAACAGCAGCAAGCAACTCGCCAGCTTCTTCCAGCGTTTTCTTGGCTTGACCTAATGCTGTGCCGTTTTCGTAAATACCTCTGGCTTTTGCCCACTCCATGACTTGAAACTCTGTCATGCCAAACGATTGTGTTTCTTTCATTGATTGATCCCTCCATCAACTTTCCAAAAAACCCAAGAAAGTATTGACGTTCTGATAATGGCTTGTTGATGTTTGCTTTTGTAATTGCAAGCATCTGATTGCATAAATGCTTCAATTTGGGGCATGATTTCTTCACATTCTTCATGCACTCTAGCTTCGGTTATTGAACCAAAAATGCGTCCATCATCTGTTTGATATGCTTCAATTGTTTTCATACTGTCCACTCTCTTTCGTTACGATTACTGTTTGATTTAACTGTCTTGCCTGTTAGCACGATAAGGCACATGATTTGCAATTCGTTTAAGCGTCTTGCAACCTGATTGCTTTCAAGGCCAGTTAACCTTGCAATACCATCTTTGCCAAGAGGCCCGTGTTGTTCCAAGCAGTCAAGGATGATCTTGTGATGCTTGGCTGAAACTTCCTTGATGCTGTCTGCCGCCTCAAACGACTCAATTGGATCAGTCGCCCGAACCCTTGGGAAAAGGTCTAAAGGATGGCCGCCAAAAAAATCTTTGAATTTCATGTCTTGTCCTAAGTTATGAAGGTTAGCAACCTTATTAGATGCCAATAACATTGCTAACTTAATTAAAGTGGGCCTTACTCGCTGCACTGGTGTCTCTCTGTAGTCTCAGGCAGCTTTCCCCAATAACCAGCATTCGCTTTCAGGCCCGTTAATCAAAGTTTTGCTTTTTTGCCTTTTTTTACTGAACTGTTTTCACCCGTTCGTGATTTGCAATATTCAATAAATTTTGGCATATTCAAATTTTCTTTTTGAGTTCCCCAACGCAAATTTTCTATTCTGTTGTTGGTTGCATCTTCATCAATGTGAATAACTACCGCGCGTTCAAATGGTGCTAATCCATAAAAAGCCTCACAAACAAGACGATGAATTTTCATGTTGCCAAACTTTCTGTTGACTATTCCCATGTACTCATGCCTTGCTGTTTTTGAGGCTTTTGTTTTTGTTCCATATGTTGCCTTTGGCTTATATTCACGCACTCCACCAAATGGCATTTTTACAACACTATTTGGCAATTTAATGCGTCCAAGTGAGCTAGCAGTTATGCCCGGCTTGCTCGGTACTGGCTTCCAATGTTCTATCATTTAAACATGATAGCACATCAATCCTAAAATGGCACATCATCATCCATGTTTTCAAAACCTTTGCTCTGAGGTTTTGGTGTTTGTGCTTGTGGAGCTGCGCTTTCTCTGCGTCCACCTTGTAAAGCAACATCGTTGACACGAACGTCCGTGCTGATTTTTTCAACGCCATTCTTATCAGTGTATTTACGCTGGCTTACGCTACCTGTAATCGTCACAGATTGGCCTTTAGTAAGGTACTGCCCTAATGACTCTGCACGTTTGCCAAACAACTGGCAATTCCACCAGATAGCGTCTTTGTCTTTGCCTTGGCTATCGGCAACAGAAAAGTTTGCTACAGGATCGCCATTAGGCAAAAACCTTACTTCAGCGTCACGACCAAGCTGACCAGCGACTGTCAAATTATTCATAGATTTCCTTCATGCTCTTGCGAGATTTGCTTGATGATTTGTTGATAAAACACGTTTGCCTCCTCTACCTTCTTTTTTATTTTGTCTTCAAGCGCCTTGTCACGCTTGTAAAAAACTCTTGTAACCCTGAGTTCGGGTGCAATGTGGTCAACATTGTGGATGGCTGGATTCTCGTAACCAATCAAATGCTCTGGTGTAGACACCAAGCAATAGTCGATCTCAAATTCATCCATGTCCCACAACATCATGTATGCCCTGCCCTGCCATTCATAGGTTTTATCTTCACCTTGATAAGACAAAACAGGGAAAGTAGACAGCGACCACGATGATTTAATGTCGTGAATTTTGTTGTCGCCAACAATGTCGCACTCACCAGTAATCCAATCATTAGTTTTGCGTTCAGTGTTTTTAACAAAGTTTTTAAACAGCACAGAGTTAAGCAGTTCAATAGATTGATCTTCAACCTCAAGACCCTTAGTCATGTATTTTGAAGTGATGATTTCGTCATAGCCGTAGATGAACTCTTTGGCCTGTTTAATGATGGCTGTCTTAGCCCCTACAGACAAAGTTTCATCTTTGCCCTTGGGGTCGGTCATGATTTCAGCTAGTGATGATGCTCTAAATTTAAGCATTTGCTAACGCCTGTACCAATGCAGCTTCTTGCTCTGCTGTCAAAGTAAAGGTGTCACGCAATTGTTCAACTGTGTATGCCTTTGCAATGATTTTTTGCACTGCGTTATCAAACCGGCTGTTGGTCAATGCTGGTTTTTTAACTTCTTGTGGCGCTTGGTCAGGGTCATTGTCGCCTTCTGTGGGAATAGAAAACGCCATTAACATTGCATATTTGTGAGCTGCCGACATTGCTTTGTTGGTTGCTTTGTCGCCTGAATCCATTGCTTCACCATAACTTTTTACAGTGTGTTTTGTTCCGTCTTCACTTGAAACAAAGTCAAATTCAGCTTCCACTGTGACATAGTGCATTGAGCCACCACTTTTTGTTTCTGCCAATCTAAGATCGCGTGACAAAATGCGTGGCAAAACACAAAGATTGTTTTCAGCAAGAATTGATGACAACACGTTGTAAACGTCATCAATAGACCTGAATTTGTAGCCTTGCGCTTGGTTTTTACGATCTTTGCCAATGCCTTGTTTTGCAAGTTCAGCTTGGACTTTGTTGATTGCTTGATAAACTTTCATTGCACTCTCGTAATTTGTTGAGCTAGCAGCCAGTTAGAACCAAGTTGATGAACAGATCGCGCCCACTTGCGTTGGTAGCTGCGGATAACTTCAGGCGGCGCATTGTATGTTTGAAACAATTGCCGTGCTTGGCGTAAAAGTGTGATGTTCATGTGAACTCCTGTCTTGTTGAGCCTCAATCTTATGACGCATCAACAAAAAAAACACTAGGACAAACCCTAATAGACAAACAGGTCAACAATGATAACCTTGCCAGCATGACTACACCAGACCATCACGAAACCGTTGCAGCACAGGAGCTTTGCGTCCATGCAATCCAATCTGTTAAGCAATACACTTTTGATCCCGGCGACTTTGAGGCAGCTACTGTTGCACTCTTAGTTCGAGCCATTGAACTCACCACAAAAAAGGAAATCCACCTGTGTTACCAGCAAAACTCTACTACCTCGAACAACTAAAAGATGGCCCTGTAAGCCATCGACTTATCATGAACCGCATGTCAACACGATTCCATGATTCACCAGCAGCCATCAAAGACGCATTGGTCAAAGAAGGCTACATCGTCTGCGTCAAGAAAGTTTTGCAAGGTAACGGCAAGTACGCCTACCATCACCAGTTAACAGGCAAATCATTTGTTGCACAAAAGCAACAGCCAAAAGTTTGTGTTGTGCAAGATCAAGAAATTGAATCTGATGCTTGGGAAGATGGCACAGCCAAGTCAACAGGCAATGCCTTCAACTGGCGCAACAAAGATCAAGCCATCTTTACAAAGCGTGAGGTGACAATCATGCAGCAGAACTACACGAACCATTCTCAAATCACTGTTTACAGTAGGGCTTGAGTGGTGGTATAGTTTAATGAAACCCGGATAGATACGAAGTCATGAGCGTGTCGAAAAGTGAGCCTTCCCACCTGCCGTGCGTTTCTTTTGTGAAGGACAGAGAATGGAAACATCATGCTTTTACAGCCAAAGAATTGGGCCGTCTTTCAACATTACAAAGACCGTTGCCCACCGTGGATCAAACTCCATCGTGACCTCTTAAATGACCGTGTGTTTATGTGCTTGCCACTTGCTAGCAAGGCGCTTGCACCTTTGCTTTGGTTGCTAGCATCAGAGTCCAAAGACGGTACTTTTGATGGCTCACTGGATGAGCTAGTGTTTCGATTGCACATCACACCTAAAGACTATCAAGATGGCGTTAAGCCGTTGATTGATAAAGGTTTTTTTGTTGTTGCTAGTGGAGTGCTAGCAGAGTGCTATCAAGATGCTATCCCAGAGAGAGAGGGAGAGACAGAGACAGAGACAAAGACAGAGGCAAAGAAGAACGCAACTAAAGTTGCTTGCCCCCCTGATGTTGGAATACAAGAATGGGAAGATTGGTTGTCACTCAGGAAAGCCAAGAAAGCGCCTGTGACTGAAACCGTTATAAAGTCGGCAAGGAAAGAGGCTGAAAAGGCAGGTATCACGTTTAACGCTTTTCTGACCATTTGGTGCGCCCGTGGTTCACAGGGGCTACAGGCTGAATGGCTGAAGACGAACGAACGACAGACTTTTGCCCAACAGGCTGCTGACATTGCCCGAACAACAGTCCCTGCTCAACACTCTGGCCCTGACCCTGTGCTGCTTCAGATTGCTGCTGACAGACAAAAGGCTGCTCCTATGCCAGCGCACATCCGTCAACAAATCAACCAAGTTTTGAGGAAAGTATGACCAGAACCTACGCCCTTAAAAAACTGCTTGAACACGGCGAACTGTCCAGCAAAGAGATTAAAGAAATCACCTGCTGGACAACAAAGCAAGTGTGGGCCAGCATCCAGCGTCTGCAAAAAACAAATACTGTTCGCAAGTACCCAAAGATGAAGTGGGGCTTGATTCAACTATGGCCTTACCCATGACACGCAGACAGATACAAGACGCTGGTGACAGATACATAATTGAGTTGGGCGAAGCAAGAGTATTGCTTTGCACCTACCAAGTGACCAAGCAAAAAGTTCTTACGCAAGCAAGAATGGAATGGTTGGAAAAAAAGTACGGCACGGGTTCTGTAGCAAGAATTCGTAATTACATGAAGAAACTACAAGACGGAGAATTGGAATGAGCGATAACCTTGGAGGCGCATTTAACCCAAAAAAATTGGCAGTAAATTCACAATCTGAAGAATTGTTTGTAAAACGCTCTTGGACTGGCAAGAAAAAAACTTGTTGGACTTGTCAAAAAGATAAAACAACTTATGGTGGTCATCAAAAAATTTTGGCTGGTTTTTACAAGTTTGTTTGCAAAGATTGCCTTGATTTGAAAAGCCAACAGGAGAGTAAATGAGATATGCCGCCCGAGTTGACGCAAATCAGGCTCAAGTTGTGTCAGCACTTAGAGCCGCTGGCGCTTATGTGTGGGTCATTGGCCTACCTGTTGACCTTTTAGTTGGCTACAACAATCACACATTCTTGGTTGAAATCAAAGATGGCCCTGCAAAGCGTTTAACGAGCCTACAGCAAGACTTTTTTGCAAAGTGGACTGGAGGTACGCTATGCCGCATTGACGGCCCTGAAGCAGCTTTACGCATGATTGGTGTTTTATGACACCTGACATGAAAAGCCGTGAGCAAGAAAAGCTATATCACGCCATCATCAACCAAATTGCCAAACAGTCTCAACTTCACGGTAGCCGCTGGTCAACAGAGTCATGGAAACGATACCTGATAGACCAGTGGGCACATGAAAACGGAGAGTCAGCATCTGTCAGCAAAGTGATGCCAAGCATTGACGGTTTGCGGGTAGTCCAGCTAGGGCTGCAAAGCAGACGGTTTACAAAAGAGCAAGCTATCAGCTTTACTGAGTGGTTGTTGTATTGGGCCAACACTAATGGAGTCACGATTGACCAACCAAGAGAAGAAACATAAGCAAGCCGTAGCAAGCCTTGGCTGTGCGCTGTGTCATCACCTTTACGGCGACCATGACCCGGCTCTTGTGGAACTCCACCACTTAAGAGCAGGGGGTTGGGGCAAAGGCGATTACAAAACTTTGATTCCTTTATGCCATGAACATCACCGTGGCAATAAGGGTTTCCACGGGCTAGGAAGCAAAGGCTTTGTTGATTACTATGACATCACTCAGCAACAACTGCTTGAGTGGACATTAAACAAGATAGGACAAACATGACAAACACAATGAGCAACATTTTTGATGAGGTAGAGGCCGACCTTATCAAGCAATACAAGGCCATGACTCCAAAGCAATTGGAAATTGAGGAACATCGCCGCAAACTTCAGCGTCAATATGAAGCCTCAATTACGCCTATTGAAACAGATGAAGATAGGGCAAACACTGACGAATATCCAGTTGATGAGGATGAGCAATGAACTACGCAGCCATTGCAGCGGCTATGAGAGCCGAAATTGATGACAGCAAAAAGCTGTACATGCCTAACAGCCCCGGCGCATTTGTTAGGGACAGGCTTTTTAAGGAATGCTTGTGGGAAGAAGCCGCTTGGTTTTGGGGTTGTTATTGCGCTCGTAGCTTTAAAGACCCCGGCTTAGACAACCTTTACGTCCAACTTGAAGAACTTGCCGCTAACGAAAAAATGCCTGATTGGGGCACTAAGGGGACATGATGAACTACGTTGAATACATCAAATCTCTGTTCGCACCACCAAGCGCTGAGACACTTGCGTTGCGTGAGCTTGAAGAATCAAAGCGTGAACTGCTGAAATCCCAAGCGCATCAAGAGTACACAGCCAAGATGGTTGAGTATCACCAAGGCAAGATCGTTCGCTTGAGCAAGTTCCTTAAAGCGTCCATGAAAGAACAAGACAAGGAGACAACATGATTTGCGATCAATGCGAAACCGTAGCGCACTGCACCAAATACGGTTGCATCCCTGAAAGGATAGGTAAGCCAAAACCCGCAGCACAGCCAGCACCTGCGCCAGAGGGCCGAGACTGGTCTTTGCTTGAAGCCACGCAGGAATCGCTGCGTGAGCATATGGCTGAGATCAAGCGACTGAAAGCAGCACAGCCATCCGTGCCTGATGCCATTGGCCCAAATGAAGACGAACTACCTGCATATGCCGCAGGATGGAACGACTGCCGCCAAGCAATGATGGAGATGATGAAATGAGAGACACGATAGAGCTTGCTCGTGAAGCTGGTGACGATTGGGATTCAACCCTTTCAACTGACAAAGAATTTCTCAAACGCTTTGCCGACCTTATCCGTGCTGATGAGCGTGAGCAAGGCCAGAAATGGTTTGAAGCTGTGACAGCGCAGCACAAGCAAGAGGTTTTGGCCGAAAGAGAGGCGTGTGCAAAGGTGTGTGAAGAATTTGCACGTAAATGGTGGAAGATTCACTGTGACAGCAACCTTCATTACTCATCAACACTCAAAGCCCATCAAGATTTTTGCGCCTTACAAGCCGCCATCAGAGCAAGGGGGAACACATGAACATCTATTTAAGCGAAAAAGAATTTTTGGAGGCTGAGATAAAGCGGTTAGAACACAACGAGGAGGTTTTGATGAACGCACTTTTTAAAGCCTGTGGCGATGACGCGCAAGTAGTTGTGGAAACCATTGAATCGCAAGGAGAGTTGAAATGACTGAATGCCAACACCGTTGGGAAGAAGTGCCTGACAAACTGATTTACAAATGCGCCCGTTGCGGTGCTTTTATGAGGATCATCAAATGACGAGGCCAGATAGCCCCTGCATAGCGGTTTGCACGACTTTGTATGACACGGTTTGTAAAGGTTGTGGCAGAACCTACATGGAAGTCGCTGTGTGGAACTCTATGTCTCAAATAGAAAAAGAAGAAATCTGGCAACGCATAGACAAAGAAGCAACAGCTTGGCGGTACAACACTTACAAGGGTAGAGTTAAATGAGAAAGCAGTGTCGAAGGAAGGTTTACCAATTGGTCAATCCTATATCTCACGCCATAGCTGGCGCAGGTATCACAACAGACGATTGCTTAAAGCAACTCAAAGACAAAGAGCTTGCCGCTATTGAAGCCATGCGTACAGGTAACGCAACCGTCTACACATGGCAAGAACTGGTAGACATGAACAACATCTGTCAGGTCATGGCAAGAAACGGCATAGGACCAGAAGCACTACCTGATTGCATGATGGCTGAGATTAAGCTTACACACGCCGCCAAGCGGTTTGAAGCTACAGGTAAGATGCTGCTGACCGGGACAGGTCTTAGGGCCATCAACGAAGTTTTAGAGTGGCATCACCTACAGCGCACATCAATTAGCCGGTCAGATTACGAGCGCATGATTGACAAAACCCGTAACAAATTGCGTTCTCGCTCAAAAGACGTGACGGTTATACAATGACAGCAGGAGAATCCACCATGAAATTCAGCATCAAAGAAGCACAAGAGAACATCATTGGCGAATTCGCTATGTGCCTTCTAAACTCGGTCACAGCAGCCCACATCCACCATTTTGGTACAGACAGCTATGCTCAACACGTTGCTTTGGGTGAGTTTTACGAAGGCATTAAAGACTTGGCTGATAAATTTATCGAAGCCTACCAAGGGAAAAAGTCGAAAATATTTTTCGCGGAAAAGGCACTTTTTCTGGGGGAAAATGGTTTGGAGCTAGTTCTGTACGTTGGCAAAGAAATCGCCAGATACCGCGAGATGCCCGGATTCCCACAGGATAGCGACCTGCAAAACATCGTTGATGAACTGTCAGATCAAGTCGCATCTACCCTTTACAAACTCAGATTCCTAAAATGACGCCACTCACAAAGAATCAAGCTGGTTGGTATTGGGGATTAAAAGGACCATACGCAACTAAAGACAAAGCGCAGCAAGTAGCCCAAGCCGCATACGCGAACGGCTACAAACAGCAAAAAACTGACGTAATATTCTTCAGAGTTGCTGAGAACACATGGGTTACACCGTCAAATTTGACCAAAAAATTTGAGCAAGTTTAGAAAAGTTTTCCTTGGTGAGAGGTTGTAAGCCTTTATGCCCTGTCAGTCAGGGCATTTTTTTTAGTAAAAAAGCACATCAAAGTAGTGCAAAGCCAAAGCAGCTAAAGCTAAACCAATAACGATTGCAGCCAATGGGTCTTGGTATTTGATAATGAAATTTGTCATGTTGTGTCCTTTGATGGGGCCGAAGCCCCGGTTGGTTAATTAACGGCGTACCCATTTGGTTACATAGCAAGCAACACTTGAGCCGTACAAAACACGAACTTGTTTGTGTGTGCTATTCTTTTTATCAAAAGCCGCATCTTTTGCTTGTTGAATGGTTGCAAAAAAAACTTCTGCTGTTACTGGCTTGCCTGACAAAAAGAATTTTTGTTGGTCATCATGGTTTTGCCATTGACTAGCCCAAACCCAATTGCTTTCTTCTACCGTGTGACCATTGCTGTATGTAGTAGCGTATCGTTTCATAATTGCTCCTGTTGTTGATGACTCTATTATCTACTTGTCCACAATAAATTCCATAGTGAAAACCCTAACATAACACACTAAAAACCCTAATGGTTTTACATACAGTACATTCACAAGATGCCATCAATACCAAAGACACAATGCGCTGAATACCAATGCAAAGGCCCAAGCATCAAGGGGTCTGTCTACTGTGTAGATCACGCACCAGCAGCCAAGACAACTGAAGACCGCAAAACCTTTAACGCGCACTACAACAACAAGGCATGGCTATCTATACGCAACAGGCAGCTATCAACACAGCCACTGTGCCAAGCCTGTCTGTTAGATGGTCAGGTTATGTCAGCTAACCATGTGGACCATGTGTTCCCTTGGACAGCAATAGGTGAACACGCATTCAAACGCAACCTGTTCCAAAGCCTGTGCGATACGCATCATGGGGTCAAATCAGGGCTTGAAAAGAAGGGTGTGTACAGACATTACGTTGAGCCAATCAAAGACTACACAACGCAAGACTATGCGTACACCATGTTGACGCTGTAAATTAGTTAGCGTAAGACGCAAAAAAAATAGCAAAAATAATAATTTAGAAACTAAAAATTTAGGCAAACGCTAAAGAG